GTTATCTCTTTTCGGGTTATATCGAGTCATCGATGTGCCTGGGAAGCTGAAACTCCATACCATCACCAAACCGGCCTCTATCGATCCTAGGTTTCTGCAGGAATGGTACCTGTTCTTAAACGAATTCTTCGGTGTCTTACTGGAAATGGTAAGCCCGAGGATCGCCAGGTCATGGTTTAAGTGTCGTCGAAGCGACCGAAAGGTTGGATCGCCAGTTTACCAGGGTGAAGGCTTACGAGCCTACTCCTCGTTACTGGCCGCGCACTGGTCACCTAAAACCTGGGAACGGTACCCTTGGGATCTGGCTCCCCAGTATATGGCGATTCCGACATCGGGACCAAACTCAGGGAAGGGGGAGTTGCGTGTACCCGGTCCTAACACCAACACCTCCTCGGGGTCGGTGCTGACGTCTGCCATGGTATGGCAGACTAGGTTCCGAGGCAGCCTGTACCCGTTCCTTCGGGAATGGCTTCAACTGTCCGGAGACCGGCTTATCGGCCGGTTACTCGACTTCGCGAAGAAATCCGTTGATTTCCTTCAGCATGCGGACTTATGGGATCATGAGTCTGATACCCCATGTTGGAGGCCTGAGATGAAGGATGGGTCCTTGTCTCAGTACCCCCGGAACCTACCGGGGTTCGGAGGAACCTTTGACCTGGGGAAACTGGGTTTCAAGGTCGAGCCAGCGGGGAAGATCCGAGTCTTCGCGATGGTGGATGCCATAACGCAGATGATCATGGCACCGGTCCACAAACTGCTCTTTCATATACTGGGTAAAATTCCTACCGATGGCACGTTCGATCAATTGGCGCCTGCGAAGGCGCTTATATTGAACGGTAAGACCCGGTTCTGGTCATATGATCTTAGTGCAGCAACGGATCGGTTCCCAGTGGAGCTGCAGCGTGGCGTCATGGCCTTATTACTGGGGCCAAAGATGGCGGACTTATGGGTTCGGTTGCTTGTCGACCGAGACTATAGGGTCCCAAGATGGATAGCTCCGAGAGTCCCGGTTCCTAAGGGGACTCCGGAGAAGGTCCGTTACGGGGCTGGTCAGCCTATGGGAGCGCTAACCTCATGGGCGGCCTTCTCGCTAACCCACCATCTCCTAGTCCAGTACGCGGCTTACGCCGTATACCGGAAGGTTGAGTGGTTTACGGATTACGCATTACTTGGAGACGACATCGTCTTAGCGGACGAGGAAGTAGCCGAGGGTTACCTCATTCTGCTCTCGCAAATCGGAGTGGAATATGGACTCGCGAAATCGTTGATTTCGTCAACCGGAGGATTCGAGTTCGCTAAGCGAACTTTCGTCGCCGGAAGAGATGCATCTCCGATCTCGCTCCTTGCCCTTGGTGTTGCGAAAGCAGACCTTGGTGTACTCGAGCAGATCATGGTGCATGTCGGCGTGCGACCCTTAGAGGAGACTCTAAGGATATCGGCGCGACTCCTAGGCTATGGGTATCGAACGTTGGCACGGCTGCCAGCTGTGTTGACGACTAGATCCCGTCTTCAGGGGCTCGCCGTGTTATTAACACGGCCTGGATCTCTGTGGGCCCAGCCGTCGTTCCAAGACTGGCTCGCCCAGATACGTCCAGGTGTAGTTGGTAACATTGGGGAGGAGGCTCTCGCAGCGATGCGAGATTCTCTTGAGCAACGGTTACTAGATTCATGTCTAGCTGCTTTGAAAGCGCGCCTATCGGGCTTGATTGAGGGACCCCTGCACGGTGGAACTCCTTGGGAACGTCCGAGTGAAATCGGACGAACCCCGGATCTGTCGGCAGGACCCTATCTGGAATTTTGGTTCTGGATATTCGAGCGCGATATTCTCCGCAGGATAGAGCGAGACCTAGCCCGTTGCGAAGCCCGAGTTCGTGATCTGGGACCACTTTCTGGTAAGGCCTTAAATGAGGTCTACGAGCTGGTCAACGGCGTAAGGGAGGACCTCGCGGTCCTTCCATCATTACGCACGGTGTCTCGTCGAGATCGACTAGATTTCGGCGGACCCAAACGTTCAGCCTTACTTAGGCTGTGGCGGGCGGGGCAGCGCGTGCTGAAACGGCATCCTGGAACGTAGGGTGGGAACCCTACTGTCCGATTTGTGCGTCAGCTGTCAGTAACAATATCACTGAATCAGCCTGTAGCAATGCAGAGCTGTAGACGAGATCGAAGCAAGTGGCACTTGCGGAGATTAATTCCATTAACGAG